TAAGGAGTAATCATGTCAGATATCGTAGATTTGCTTCGGGCAAAATCTCAAGGTTTGGCAAGTAAAGCTTCTGGCTTAGCTGACGACTGGATGGAAATCGAGAAGTCAGCAAGCGCTGCTCTAGTAGAAGGCGGAATCTCAGCTGAAGAAGCTACCCCGCTTTTGATGAAACTAGCCAGTGAAGCTAACCCGAATCTACAATCAGATCTAGCCCGAGCCGAAGAATATAAGCAACTAGCTGAAGTATTAGAGAAAACAGCAAGTTACGTAAATGATTTAGAGGTTAAACTAGATACTAAAGACGTTATCATCTCGGACATGGAGAAAGCTGCTAGTCAGGCTGAGAAATCAGGCCCTGTCGCCGCTATCGACGGTCGGGGAGTATTCTCTCAAGAAGAGTTAGATGAATTGCAAAGCCTTAATGCAGGTACTCTGCAGAAAGTTGCGAATAGTCTAGATAACATACCTATGAATATGGGCGGACCGGCAGATCGAGTTGACTCGACTCTAGATCCATTGGCTCAATTCCTTACTAGCTAATTAACGGAGAAATTTAATGGCTCAATTGAATACTATGGAGTATAAGGCCGAGTTCCAACGCGGATGGCCTGTTGCTCAACCTACTAGTCAACTGAACCTTAGTGAAGAAGCAGGCTACTCTGCTACTAACGGTGACCTAGTAGTTCTTAAAACTGACGGCACAATCGAACAGACTTCTGGTGCAGACGCTGCTGGCGTAGGTATCGTAGTTCGCGGTTCTGCTGACTATAAATCTGGCGGAAGCCCAGTACCTGCCATCGTATTGATGGGTAACTACGTAGTTCGTACTACTAACGTTACTGCAGGCGCTGCTGCTCTAAACGTAGGCCAAGTAGTTGGTTCTGGCGCGGCTGGTCAATGGGACGCACCTGCTGCTACTCCTGTAGCTGGTAGTACTTACGGCACAATCGTAGCTAAAGCTACTGTTACTGACGTAGACGGCTCTGCTGCTACTGCTCTAACTATCGCTGTAAGCTAATCGGGAGATATATAATGGAATACGCAACTGAGACTCTGAACGTTCAGTTCTTGAACCAAGCGTTCATCGATAAGATCGATCAAGGCCTAACTAAAGAAGCTGGCGCTGCCATGTCTACTTTCGTTCGCCAAAAGTTACGTGAAGACGGTTTTACCCGTAAGATCTTCACACCTCAAATGGTTACTGCTAGTGACCTAGACCGTGGTCTAGATGATACTCCTCGAGTAATCATCGAGAAAGAGCCTGATTCTGTAGCTGCTACAATCGCTCTAAACGGTGTAAGCGAAACTCGTTACTTCAAAGGCGCTCGCTACGAAGTAGGTTTCCACAAAATCGAATCTGCGGAATTCACTAAGTCTAAGTATGAGCTTGCTACATACAAGACTGACATCCGTAACATTCTACAAGAAAACAGCGTTAAAGACATTCAGAAACAAGAAGATAGCAACTTCGTTGCTGCTCTAGCTGAAATCTTCAACACTGAAAAAGGTAAGCGTTACCTAACTACTGAACTAAGCGGTGCTACTGTTACTGACAAGATCATGCAGCTTGTTCAAAACCTAGTTAACGAATTCCAGAAGCCTGGCAAGATCTTACTTTCTCACCAGTTGTACCTAGCTCTATTACGTGAGCCTGCTACTCAACTAGGTGATGCAGTAGCTAGCCGTCACTTCGACAGCGGTTCTATGGACAGCTTCTACGGCTTCGAAATCGTTACTTCTAACAAGTCAGACATCTTGAACTCTGCCTGGTTAGACGGTGGTGACGAAGCGGCTCAACAAGCTGCTAAAGGCGATATCGCTATTGCGTTCGCACCAGAAGCTTACCTAGGCCAGTTCTACAGCCTACAAGAGCCTACTGTATACCTTAAAGCCGAAGCTGACATGATTAGCTTCAAGACTTACGAGTCTGTAGGTGTTGGTATCGGTAACACCAAAGCTTTCGTTATCGGTCAGATTTCTCCTGCCCTTTAATAGATAGCCATTTAGAAAGGAGCCTCAGGGCTCCTTTTTTATTGCCTAAAATATATCTATAGCATATCAGGAGAATAATCATGTGGAAGATACCTGATTGGGCTAGAGGTCGCGTCAAGATCCTTGAGGATTATGGTCGTACTGCGCTTATTGAAGTAATTGCTTCTAAGATGACTGTCGGTAAACATGAGTATCCAAAAGGTTCTCGTATGGTACTAGGCAAGGACGTCAAGCAGACTTTCGAAAAGCCTAAGCCCAAGAAAGAGCCGAAACCGGCACCAATTAACTATAACGCAATGACAAAGACGGAGATTCGATCACTAGCCAAAGAGAAGGGTCTTATCCTTAATAAGGGATGGACTAAAGGCGTCATGATTGATAAACTGAAGGAGCATTTAAAGTGAGTAAAGTAGAACGTATTAAGGCATGGGTAGAGGCGGCTAACGGATTCAATATTGATTTCGGCAATGGCCCTGTAGCCCTACCGCTAGTAACTGGAGTAGACAGCCGTAACCTAAAGGTTAACGCTCCGCAGGTAACTGACGTAATCGGTAACGTATATCGCGTAGGATCAATTATCCGCGTACCAGTAGATGTATCGGCTCCGGTGACCGGCGAGAAATGGTCTGAATTATCTATCGATGAGCGTGCAGCGGCAGTTAAGGCATTACGTAAGCCTCTATTCCTGGCCGCTAAGGCTGAGGAAGTTAAGTTCGAGAAACCAAAGGAAGAGCCTAAAGTTAAAGAACAGAAGGAAGAGCCTAGAGTTGAAGAACAGAAGGAAGAGCCTAAAGTTGAAGAGCCTAAAGTTGAAGAGCCGAAGGAAGAGCCTGTAGCTAAACCGGAAGGTGACGTGAAGTCTGACGAAGAGTTGGCCGGAATGTCTAAGAAAGAGATTGACGAGTATGCAGAATCTATTGGTATCATCTTAGATGGCCGTAAAAGTAAGCCTACTATGATCAAAGAGCTTAAGTCTAAGCTAGAAGGATAATCTAAAAATGGCCGATCTAACACCTGAAGAAGTCAGGCAGTATCTTGCCGACTCTATCGAGAACAACCATCTTCTGGATGCAGAAGAGTTTACCGATGCTCGAATCAACTTGGCCATTACCCTAGCTGTAGATAGTTTCAATACGATTCCTCCATTAACATCTACTGAGCTTGCCGACATACGAAGTAAAGCGGTAGTGTTATACGGAACGTTAATGCACCTATACATAGGTCAAACTGCCCTCGCAGCTAGGAATCAGATGTCTTATTCGGATGGAGGATTAACTGTACCTATCGAGGAGCGTTATCAGTTCTACGTTCAGATGTCTCAGTTATATGAGTCTATGTTTAGGGCTGCAGCTAAAGACCTTAAAGTATCTATGAACTTAGAATCGGCATGGAGTGAAGTGCGTACGGATTACGCCACATTCCCTACCTGGTAAGGAGTCTACATGTTAAGTCTAAATTTTGACTGGACTCGATTCATTGAAGTAGATACCCAGCCTTACGCGGTTGAGTATCTACCTATGGAGGTTCGCCTGTTCCCTGATTGGAAGAAATCGGTATATATAGAATGGGACGTTCCTCCGGACGACTTAGGTCAAGTACCTACCTTTAAGGTATACTCATCCATGTCTGAACTCGGCCCTTTCCGAGCAGTTACAGGATCTCCTATTACAGATCCTTTCTACACAACCGAGAGGATGGATTCAGACAGCAACGTAGCAGACCAGTATTATACTATAGAAGTATCTTATCCAGATGGCCGAATCTTTAGAAGTTATCCTAAAGCACCGGAGAATGATATACCGGCATGGCAGGGTAGACGTTTCCGTAATATACAGAGACGAGAGGTCCTCCTTCTGGATAAATTCGTAGGTGTAGAATCTATCATATTCATTCCGAAGACCTTTGGACCGAGATGCCCGCACTGCTGGGACGACGTCCATCAGAAAGTCATGAATGACCACTGCGAGCATTGCTACGGTACAGGATTTGAAGGCGGATACCATACAGGAATGCGAACGCTCCTTCAGTATAATCCTACTGACAAACGAGCAGATGCAGCTTACTTCGGTATATCGGAGAATATCATGATAACCGCATGGACTATCTCGTTTCCGAGTATATCCCCGCGGGCCATGATAGTACGAGTTCCTGATCGTAAAGTGTATCGAGTAGAAGGGCATCAAGGTACGACTGAGATGCTAACCAATACGGTAAGACAGCAGTTCGTCCTAAAGGAATTGAGTAAAGATGCCATCGAGCAGACCTTAGCTAATCGAGAAGATACTAAGGATATACTAACCCGACAACCACACGTTCATCATTAAGGAGGCCGCATGCCTGCAAATAGAAAACGTAAGGGTGCGGTCATGAAGAAGGTCAACTCGAAGGGAGCGTATCCTCCTGGCAAGAAGAAAAAGCTTGCCGATAAGGCCCGTGAGACTAAACCTGAGCCGGCACCCAAGGCGGCGCCAAAACCGAAACCGGCACCTAAGCCGAAACTAGGTATGAGGAGTAAGGTACTCCTTGGATTAGGAGTAGGAGGAGCTATCGGAGCCGGAGGATACATCGCTAGCGAACTTGCTGCTAAAGCGAGGACTAAATCATGATGTACACACCGCTGCATGTAGTGACATTCATTCGGGATGCACTACAGGCCATGTTCGCAGAGTACGGCGGAGAGAACTTCGCCTGGAATTCGGACAGGAAACAATCTAAAATAGATATTGGAACGGTCAATGACCTTCATAAGGACTCCGATCGGCATAAGACCGCTAGAGTTCTTGTACAACGAGGTGCTGCAATGACTCAGACTCTGTCTCTATCCGATAATCTGAATGAGACGATCAATGGAGGAATTGCTCGCGGTGGTTCTCGTAAGCACCGTCAGGACATCCAAGGCACCATCAATATAATTGTAGAGGCTCGTCAAGAAGGTACTTGTGAAGAAGTAGCTGAGTTTACTCGTAGATTTATCTGCTGGTCCAAACCTTATATTGAGAAACAGTTCGGCTTCCAGGCCTTCGCGAAACAGCTTTCCGTATCGGAATGTATGATGGATCGAGAGGACACTGAGAAGTTTAAAATCACTATTAACATACCGTTTATTGTAGAAGATCATTGGCAGGTATCCGGCGATCTAATCAAGATAAACCATATCTTCAATCAGTTAACTAAAACATAGGAGCATATATGGCTTATGTAAAACCTATAGTGCAGGTTTACCAAGAGCTGGCTAATTCTGGGGGCGCACCTCAGCTGAATCCATCGCTACCTGCATGTATTATCGGGCCTCTATACAATACTGTGACGGTAGATCCTAACGACTCTACTTCACTATCGAATTCTGTAGCAGGCGACCCGATTGCATCTTGGGCCGACCTAACTAACCTACAGATCGTATTCAACCCGAATTCATCTTTTGCTGGACAGGTAATCGACAGCGTAATGGCTGGCACAGAATACCCTATCCACGCGTATCTAGCCAACCCATACGTAGTGACATATCGTACTACTCCGGCTACTCTAAGCCTAGGAAGCTTTGAATTCGTTCTTTCAGATACTTTCGGATTAGCCACTAGCGGCGCTATCGGTACTATCCTTCCGGATGGTTCAGGTGAGCACGTTCAGGCAGGCGACCTAGTTCGAGTTTCTAACGGAACACTAACCGAGTATACTAGTGTATATAAAGTAGACTATGCTACTAACACTATCACTCTAGCAGATCCTCTTTCTCAAGAGATCAGCAATGCAGTAATCAGCGTATTCCGTAAGTACGCTTACTTAGATGTAACTGGCTCACTAGATGATGACGGAACGAACTACTCTGTAGGTAATGCCTCCGGTTCTGACTTCGTTACTATCACAGGTGCTTCTACTGTCAACCCTTACGGTGTATCTAGCGATTACGTAGTGGCGGCAGGTGCAGAAGCCGGTGCAGCGACTGACACAGAAATCACTGTACACGCAGGCTATCGTGCGCAGCGCGGTGACCTAGATAGCAACGTTACTGTAGTAAACGATGTGACTGACCTAGGTTCTAAGCTTGGTACTGCTGATCTATCTAACCCTCTAGGT